GTGGCGGGTACCCTCTTTTCATTACCCGTTACCCGTATGCTTTCTGACTCTAAAATCAAGACCTTAAAGCCAACTGAGAAAATGTATCGCATTCTTGATGCTGAACGTCTTTATATTGAAGTGCGACCATCAGGAAAAAAAATATGGCGCTTTAAATATACTTTAAATGGCAAGGAAGGAACTATTAGTTTTGGTGAGTACCCGTCTGTATCATTAGCTGATGCCAGGAAGCGAAAAGAAGATGCAAAAGCCTTACTTGCAAAAGGTATTAATCCGGTTGAAGACAGAAACCAAAAAGAAGAAGAAAAACGTGCTGCAACTAATAATAGCTTTAAGGCAATTACAGAAGAGTTCATAAAAGAAAAAATGAAGTACAAATCCGAAGGATATGTAGATCGTTTTAAAGGGGCAATGGAACGAGATATTTATAAGATTATCGGTAATAAGCCGATAAAAGAGGTTAATTCAGCAGATGTTCTACAAATTATGAAGAACACAATGGAACGAATAAAAAAACAAGATAACTTTGCTACAGGTGAGGCCGCAGCCAATCTAAATAGGCGTTTTATTGGCTTAGTCATGCGCTATGCAATTGTAACACTACGCACTGATACTGACCCGACCTATGCAGTTAAAGAGGCTATTGAAAGCCCCCAAGTAGAACATGCAAGACCACTTGAGCCACATGAACGGACTATCCTTCGCACTAACATTGATACTTATAAAGGTTCTTCTACTGTCAGAAATGCCACACTAACCTTGCTCTACTCAATGTTGAGAACAATTGAAGTTAGGAAAATGGAGTGGCCATTTGTTCATTTTGATGACCGGATAATTAAATTCCCTAGATCATCTCGCCGGAGAAGGCAAGAAAGATCAATGAAGATGGATAGAGTTCATATCGTGCCTATGTCTGATCAACTGTATGAGATATTGAAAGACCAGTATGCAATTACTAAAGGTCAAAAGTATGTATTTGCTTCTCCTCAGAAACGCGACTGCATGATTTCTAGAACAACCTTAAATAAAATGCTTACTTACATTGGTTTGAATGATGTAACTGCCCACGACTTTCGTGCAACTGCTTCTACTCTTCTATATGAAAAAGGTTATGAAGAGGCATGGATTGAAAAACAACTTGCTCATGCAGAACAAAATAGAACAAAAGCATCTTACGACCATTCACAGCACTTAGATGCTAGACGAAAAATGATGCAAGACTGGGCTGACATTGTAGATAGTTGGAAAGACTAAAAGTTTTGCTTCTTATCAAAGGTCCATCTTTTACCGTTGTAAGTGACAGTTCCATCCAAATTAATCGGCAACTCTTTTAATGAGTAATCATAGATTTTAAGAACTCCCGTTCTTATCTAAATCAGCGGGTAGATTGCAAGTATTCTCCATTCTGCCCGCTTCCGAAACCATGATCATGACTTGCATTGCTATCTCCATTTTTATGAAATTATAAAAAAGATTAAAAATAATACAAATAGTGCTTGACTTGTGAGCGGTCACAATATAATATGAAGTTATCAAGACAGAGATTGCAGCTCAATGACTCTTGATAACTCAATCTAAGCGAGGAAATTAAAATGGAAAAATATTTACCTGATTTTGATATGACAAATGGTGAATACCGTTATGTTGTTAAGTCAGAAATTGATCAAGCTATTGCAGATGTTTCTAACCAAAAAACTACCACACTTAAAGTGCACAATATTAAAACCGGTGAAGTATATCAATCAGAAATTAAGACTGATCGCTATTTAAAAAAGTATATCAATGCTAGTGAATGGATTTCATTTGAGGAGATGAAAGACCTTGAAGCATCAGTAGATGAAGAAAGAAACCTATATCTTAATGGTGATTTTTCATAAGGTTAATTGCAATGAAAATTTATAAGATTTCTAAGCCATTTGCTGGCCGTGTTGATATTGCTTCTGGTAGTGGTACTGTCTCTTATAGCAAAAGAGCACTAAAGATTGCCGTAGGGAATACTGCTATCGATGTAACTAAGGATGAGCTGCAAGAGATACTAAATCAGCCATTAACAGAACGATGCCGTTTGTTTGTAGATTTATTTAATACAAAAATGGAAGACTAGAAATAAATAAAGCCCCAATTGCAGTGGGGCTTTGCCATCTAAGCGATGGTAGATTAATTCATAGAAAGAAACTACATCTATAAATTAATTTCTCAACCTTCTAAGCGAAGGTAAATGATACTTATCAATCAATGCTAAGTATTAATTTCTAAACCATCTAAACGATGGCAAAGATTTAAAAATTAATGATAACCATTAATTTCTCAACCACCTAAGCGGTGGTGAAATGAATATAGCAAGGAAATTTTTATATGGCAAGTAGTGCAGCAGAAAGAAAGGCAAAACAAAGACAGGAAATGTTGGAGAAGGGTTTTGTAAGGAAGGATTTGTGGCTTTCAAAAGAAAGTGTAGAGCTGATTGAGAAGTATAAAATCGACAATGAGCTAAAGTCTTATGATGAGGCTTTAAATCAGTTATTACAGAAACTTAAATAGCCCTACTCAAAGGGCCTTAACACAAATCCCAACATTTACAGACGTGTTAATAGTGTGAGCTGTGCAACCTGAGAAGATTAAACACAGCAATGTGATGATCGATGCAACTTTGGTACGCTTACACATATAAGTTACTTCTTTAAAAAGAGTGCTCGCTCTGCTTCTCGGCGACGAACTAGGCCTTTCATAACCTTACCGCCTGCCTTATTCCACACTAGGAACTGATCAGCAGCGCCTTGATAGTCACCTTTATTCAGTTTTTTTAATAAGGTTGAATTCTTAAAAGCACCTGAGCCAATGTTGTAAGTCAGTGAAACCAAAGCATCAAACTGGTTTTGACTTAAAGGCACTATCACAGATTCATTTACAGTCTTTTCAAATTTGGCCAAGTCGTGTTTGAAGTAGGCTTTAGCTTGCTCAGGTGTACAAGCATCCCCTTTTTTTACCTTCACGCCATTAGGATAAACTGTGGTGCCAGTACCAATGGTCCAGACTCCTACACCATCGTCATAAGCTGTGAATCTTGTGCCTTCAAATCCTGAGATTAGATCTACACCAACATCACTTGTAGTCTTTCCACCTGGTGCAAGTTTTTCGACCACTTTATTTAGATCGTCTACTTGCGCCTGTGTAAGCTTGCCGCCTGCAATAACTCGTGCAGCATCAAAGAAGTTTTTAACTGTCATGGCTCACCGCCTGTAATATCATTCTTGGCTTTCTTAATTTCTTTAATTACTTCGACAATCGTCTTGCCTTCCTGTTTATCTATAAAATTAAAAACCCACCTGATCAAAGCCCAGCCCGGCAAGCCACAGACAAAGAAAAGCCCACCTATTGCAAACCATCCCCATGTGTCAGTTGCCCATGCATGAAGTGTGAATTTCATGATGATCAACGATCCACCAGCCAAACTTGATACAACCGTACAGATCAAACCAACTGCCCACTCTTGTGGTGAGCGTGGCATTCGTGTCATCAATACAACTGCTGCAACCAAAGCAACCGCTAATGTCACCATAATTGCAACACCATAGAATTTTAAAATTGCAGCAAAGCCGCTTGTGGAAACTGGTTCCATAAATACCCCTAATTCTTTGGCAATAAAAAAGCCCTAAGCTATTGAAGCAAAGGGCTTGTGGTGGTTTGGTGTGTAATTAACTAACGGGCTAAATTTAATAACGAGTAAATATACTCATCATTTTCTTTCTTAATTAATTGGTCGTCTATCAAACCAGTATTTTTTAATGCTTTATAGGCACCTTCTTTAAAAACTACTTTCCCTGTTCTGCTCATACCAGGGCCACAAGGAGATTTCCCCGCAATAATATTAGCTTTATTCCGGTCTATATATTCCATAACTAATACTGATCTAATAGCAGCTGGCTCTTCATATAATCCACGATGCAAACAGGCGGTATCAAACATCGCAATATCACCTGATTTATAAGCTAGTTTAATTTCGCCATTATTACTATTTATATTTCTTTTGCCTGCGAATCTTAAAATCTCGCTAGTATTTGGCTTATAAGGTTTATTATAGCTATTTGGAATAACAACTGTAGGAGTATTGCCGTTCCCCTCAAAACAAACAAAAATCTTAATACGATGCCCTACATTATCATCGTGCCATGAGTTAGAGAGACTCCATTCTTGTCTTTTATCTGGGTCATACCAAAACATATAAATATCATCAAGACGAACATCTTTTCCCAAAAATTCTACGATCTTCTCTTTAAATTCAGTAGTAATTTTTGCTGCGACCTCGCCAATATCATTTTCAATAGTATTGTTACGATGAACACCTTGAGGATTGTAACCTGTCGGCGGAACTAATTTGAATGGTTCAAAGTAGTTAGGAAAAAATTCAGCGCCTTGCCACTTAGTATGATCGATATCTTTATCAAATCTTCTTATTGTGCTGATGATTTGGCTTTTTCTAACCCAGTTAACAAGTGATAATAATATTTTTTTCAACATATTAAATGCCTTAATTTGGAAAGTTATGAATTAATTGACATATATTCTATCAAATTTTTTATTATTTAAATAATAGACTGATAATAAAGTTCGCTCAAATAATTGAACGAACTTTATTAATTAAATATTTGCTAATGGTGTCCACGATGGGGAAGCTCCACCAGTTGTACAAATCCAACCTTGTGTTTGACCAATTACTGCGTTTTCTTTTAAAAGCCTATCACCAACATTCCAGACACCAGATGATGGATAATTTGTTCGCACAAAGCCCGTATAAGTATTGCCAACATAGAATCCGCTATAAGCTGTAGCTACGGTAGTATTTACGTCTCCAAAACTGTTAGCAAAAATCTGTGCTTGCTGTTTATAGCCGGGGGCAGTAGAAGGTTTAATATTTACTGGGATAGAGCTTAGACATGGGGACGCGATATTCCTAGAAATAGTGACTCCAGAATGATTTGTTGTGTCTATATATATCCTTTGATTTGCTTTAGGATTTGTCAAGTTTTGATCAAATTTATTATCATTGATTCGCAGCCCTCTAACAGTTGCTGAATCAACTGTTATATCAACGCAACTCATACTTGAGTTTTCAAGCCCAACTTTTTCTAGTTTGCAATCAGTTATATCGACATTAATCAAATATGCTCCATCGAACATAATATTACGATTATAACCGCCATAAAGTTTTGACTGAATTATGGTGCCAACTGGATTAGTGCCATATACATTATTGTAGTAGTTCGCGATCACTCCAGTAACCACACAACCATCATTTGCACGAAGGATTTTTACTGCATCGCTAGTCGTAATTGCCTCGCTCAAACCGTCAATCTGAACGGTATTTACCACACCACTTTCAAAGTAAGCTGTTTTAGTGACTTGACCAACAGGGATATTGTTTTTCAATACAAGCGAGCCTTTGTATAACAACGTTGTCGTTGCTACTGAAAATGATAAACTAGTTGAACCTTGTGGTGCATTAAAGCTACTAGTAACAAACTCATAAGATTGAATTTCCATACCTCGTTCAGACGGTACTCTGCTCTTTGTCTTGTAAACAGAATTTACAGTAATATCAGTGTTATGATTTCCTCTATTGATAAAGCCGCGCTTAGATGACCCCGTAATTTTAATGCTACAGTCCTGATTTGCTTGAATACGAGCAAAGCGCCCGTCATGCTCAACACCAACGATTTCAGCTTCAAAATCAACATTTTTTACGCCCGATACTAAAATCAGGTCGCTTGTATTTGCTGCGTTGCGAGAAGTAATAACGATGCCCTTCATGCTCATCTGCATATATTGATCATCATCAATTGCAATCGTCATGCCCTGTGCGGTGCGTACTGTTGCTGAATAACCAATCGCTTGAACTGGTGTGGAGCCATCCACAAAGTTATCAATGTTTACCCCATCAATCTTAACATTAGTGCAAACTTTATCTTTGTCCCGATCCACAGCGACCTGATTGTAAACGTCACCAACAAAGTTATACAAAGTAGTAGCAACACCGTCTGACTTAATGTTCGTGACTTCGACATCGTAGCAAGCTGACAAGATAAGCCCAGTTTGCATACGTCCGGTTGCATCTGTAGCTGTACTGTAAAATTCAGGATCGATGATCTTAATGTCGTGCGGATGATATGAATACGTCACAGTAGATGAGTGTCCATCTTCTCCGACATCACCGCCCCAATGACAGATAATCCCAAACCCTTTTCCTTTAATGATTGGGCGAGAGATTGTCACATCATAGGCATTACCTAAGATTTCGATGCCTTGTCCCACATTTGTTGTATTAATAAGTTGGATTTCTGCCGCATCAATAACTACATCGTGAACAGAAACAGTTAAATCATTTGCTTGTCGATAAGTACCGATACGAATAGCGTTGCCGTAGTCTCCATCCGTTGGAGCTACTGACACATTATGCTTAATCTTAGGTCTGATCATTTTCAAACCTGTTTGAGCAATTACCCCATTACTTGTCGCTGTCGTATTTGTTTTAAACCATGCGTTATCTTCAAATATATATTTCTTTGACGGTTTAAAGTCCGAAATTAAATATTCACCATTATTAACAACAATCGTGTCAGCAAGGGAGTCTATTAATTGAAGAATAGCAGTAGTATCACCAGTCGCTTCATGCAGACCAAAATCATCCGTTTTCAGTGTAGTGAATCGACGTTTCCATGAACCTACGACGACGCCATCACGCTTTACAATTGTTCCATTATTATCTATCTGAGTGTCAAATGCGTCCCACACGAACCAACCCGCCCCGCGACCTTCGGAGGTGTGTTGAACTAAAAATACTTCTTGTCCGTCTTTTCTTGGGTTAAGTAATCTCAGTTCTGAAATAGAGTCAACATATTGGATTGTTTTATTATTAATCTGCTTCTGAGTTTCCGAACCATCCATTACATTGTCGGAATCTTGATAAGCTTTTACCCAAGATGCAGTTAATGCATCGTAACGATAGTTGCCCAGATCTTTAATATAAATCGTGCGCCCATCCCATACATTAGTAACACCTTCTAATGCTTCTAAGGAGTCAACATGCGTAACTGCTAATGCATTAATTGTCCCCTCGTTAATGGCTTCATCCATCATTGCGAGGAACATTTCTTTTAGAGCTTCATCATTAGCTATACGGTCTGCAATTTCTTTTGATAGATCAGTAACTAATTGAGCAATGTCATTAGTATTTTCATTAACGTTTTGTTGTAGATTATCCAGCCACTCGTCAATCGTATTTATTTGGTTCTGCAGATTAACATCACCAGAAATACGATCAGCAATCTCTTTAACTAAAGCGAGCCAAATAACCTGATCACGATAACCAAGTTCTTGAAGCTTCCACCAGATTAAATCAAAGTCTTTGTTTACAGCAGAAGGGCGAAATGAGTTGTTATAAGATTGATACTCAGTTGTTCTACGGAAAGGAGTATTTCTCTCAATTGTAATCAGCACACCATTAGCAGGTGCAGTATTGAAAGTTATTGAGCCGCCAGTAAGGCTCCATGATCCAACTGGCGCCTCTTCCCCATCAAGAGATACAATCAAGTATTCAGATTTATCACAGTCAAACGTAAGCGGATAAACTGTAGTGGTTCCATTCGCTGTATATTCTATAAATGGCGTCTGTTCTGGTACTGCCATAGCCTACCCCCTAATCAAAGTCTACTGTGGCTTCGTATACGCCACCGTTTGTTCTCCAATTAACGGCTTCTTTAACAGCGTTTTTGTTGTGTATTTTCCCGATACGTTCAGGCTGCTCAACGATTGCACCTGCTGCCGAGTCCATGAAGTCATCTGGCTGGCTGCTAAGTGCTGGGTTCCATTCGCGCATTTGTTTTACTTGTGGTGAATCCTCTACGTTTTCGCCTTCTCCAACCTCAAGCACTGAGATATGAGCCCATAAAAGACCAGACATTAAAGGGCCTTCCATTGCTTCTAGAATGCGTTTATTTTTATTTTGGTGTGCATGTTGTTCAGTAACACCACATTGGATTCCACGCTTCTTGAGTGCTCCTTTGAGTGATGAAGGTGCAAAGCCACCGATCCCGTTGGTTTCAACAACTACCCGCGGAACATTGAACTCTTGGATTAAATCGCATAGCTGCCAGACCTGACCGCCTACAATATTCCCGCCTTCATCTGTGATTACGTCAGGACCCGTTAGAGAGATAGAGCGATGCCAGTATTTATTACCTAATGCATCATGGAAAAATAGTGCTACTGACGATACATCAGACTTAAGCTTGCCTGACGATGGGTCCCACTTAAGTGAGCAACCTACCATTTGGCGATCACCAAGCATAAGAATGAGTTCACCATTTGCTCTTTTAATATATGGCTCACAATCATATGCAAGCATTTTGTCTGGATCTAAACGCACATCGCCAATAGGCTTAGCATGCATTTGATATTGAGAGTCCCACTCGTTAAGGGTTTTACATTTCTCCCTTCTCTTTGTCATTTCTTTGGCTGTGAATCGTTCAGGCCAAATTCCTTCAGAGTAGAAATCAATTAGATAGTGTTCTTCATGAATGGTGACTTCCCATAAATTACCTTTCTGAATGCATGTATAATTTTCCCCCTTTTTAAAATATTTAGATCCTTTTCCTATTCCGGTGAATGCATGTATAGGCTCAAAATCAAGAAGAACTTTTTGCCCTTTCTTTGTGTCTTCTATGCGCTTTTCATGCTCAAACATTTTTAGGATTAAGCACCTAACATCGCTTAATTTTTTAATTTGCTCGTATAGTGAATCATATGTATGAGGAGTTCCGATCCAGAGTTCACGTGCACCAGGAATAGCAATATGCGTTTGCTCACTTAATCTAGAAGGAAGCTTTTCTCTAGCTTCAGGTGTGCCAGTTGTTTTTGGGGTTTCAACGTCATCATTCTGGATAAAGTGCGCACGGTGCCCAGTCACACCAGATAGAATACCCTTTGCCAACATCGTCCCATAACGAACATCATTGGTTCCATTGACAAACCAACGCTCAACTTCACCCTTTTTGATCTTTACTGCATCGCAATCAATAGTTAAAGGATGCCTAGAAAGCACATCACGAGTACCACTACTACACTTATACGCATCTGAATCAGTTGTCCCTTGATGCAATATCTGTGTTTCAGGCCAACAGTAAATTACCCAAGCATTAAAGACATCAAGAATTGTTGATTTTGAATGACCACGCGGCATCATTAGAAGCGCAACGCAGCCAACTATTAAATAGAATGCTTCCAAGAAATCACAAACGCGTACGTGGAAATCTGGCACCTTCCACTTCTGAACATCCGCCCAAAGTAAAAAGAAAGCGAGAAAGCTGATTTTTGGTTTAGTCATCAGCTCATCCGTTGTCTAATTTTTTCTGCTTCAGCTTCTGCTTTTTTAATTAGGTTCTGTTCGTGTTTTTTCTGTGTATCTTCATCTGTACTTGAAGGCGGCAATGTTCCTCTACGATATGCAATAACTTGCTCAACTTTTGTGATAGCTGAGGCACACTGGTTCAACCCCTTGTAGAGCCATACTTTATTACCGCGATCTTCAGGTGTTTCAAAACCACATTCACTTGCAGCATATGCAATTTGAATAAGATCATCTGTCATTTTTTCAGTTAGCTCTTCTAACTCTTTAGTTTGATCATCACGCATAAAAAAGCCCTCGCATATAGTTCATATATACAAGGGCTTATGTAGTGGTATGTTGGGCGGTTTACTGGACTACCCGCTCAAAGTCAGGTGCACGAATATCGGTAACATCATCACCCCAGAAACGTTCACGGTCTTGTTGTCGTTCTGCTTTACGTAAAGCCTTCTCACGATAGCCGGGTGCAATAGTGTCTTGCATTTCATCAAATACCATACGGTTAATTGCTGCTTTTGTATACCACAAGTTCTGTGCAGGAATTTTGCCTTTCACAAATTTGAAAGCTTCATTGCCAAAATTGGTGTCCTTGCCTTCATTGTATTGAGTTAAGTTACCTACTGTTAAACCTAGCAATCCTGTAAAGTCACTACCTAATGGACCAGATACAAAAGAGTTTGCATCACGGCCAGATGTGTCAGTTCCAGCAACTAGAATATCTCCTAAGACTGGCAAGCCACCACCAGCAACTAGTGAGCGCATAAAGAAGCTTGTAGCCTTTTTAGGATCATTACTATCATAAATTGTTTGTGGGTCGTTACCATTTAGGATTTCACGTAGTTGTACGACCAAACCACCTAGCAACGTCATACTGACCATAAGTGGTATCGCATATGCTGCCTTGCCTTTTAAGCCTTCTTGAGCCATTGCGCGACTTCCTTGTCGCATCAAGAACGAAGCTGAGAATGATTTAAATTGCATTAAGCCTTTAAATACCTCCCCTGTGATAGTTCCCTTTGCGCCTACAGTCATCCATGTACGTTCACGAAGCCCTGCCTCAATAACTGCCATACCTTGTTCATCTAGCAAGTGTGCTTGAAGTTGTGAGGCAACTTGATCTTTCACCTGTTTTGGATCACCAAAGGCTGTAAGTTTCTCATCAGGAATTTCATAGATAGAACGCGCTGACATGAGTTGATTACCTTTGCGGTCCACGACTGGTTCAGCCAATTGGAAAACCTGCCATGCTCGTTCGTCTAATCCCGTATTTGAAAGTAATTCACGGTCTTGCACATCTAGGTCATTCCAAGCCTTAGAGCGACTTAAACGGCCGTATTTCTCCATTAGCAACTTAGTGAACCCAACTTTAGATGCCGATGTTAATGCATTGAGGAATGATACCCGCATTACTTGGGTAGCAACCCCGCTTGATATACGTGCTAATTTTTCAGATTTACCATAAGTTGATGTAAGTCCATCATCCGACCAGCGCGCAATTGACCCTAACATTTCCTCAGTAGCCAATCCTAAACTATGTGCTAGCTCCCGATCTGCTTTATTGGCTGGGTTAAGCTGTTCGATTAGTCCACCAAAAGCTTTACGGTAAGACACGTTATGCACACTAGCATTTTTAGCAATAGTTGCTTGATCTGCCAGTGATGCAATTGTGGTGCCGCCTAGCATTGAAGCCACGTTCATTGAACGATATGCAAGACCTAAGTTTGCTAGTACTTGAGACTGTGGAGAGTTACCACCACTGAACTCATCAAACATTACCTGAGCACGCTTGCGGCTGCTCTTGGTCTGGTTTTCTTCAATCCCTTTTTCCCAATCCTTTTTGGCTGCAGCATCCATCAAAATTTTTAAAGCTGTTTTTGGATTGCTACCTAAGTTCTCAACCATGGCAATATCTTTCGATAAGCCATTAATATGAGCTTCGACCAAGTCTACAAACTGCATACCGCCGAACTCAGATTGATATTCAAGCCATGATTCAGCATCTTTAAAATGTAAGACACGACTTTCACTATGACGGTTAGTAACCTTAGAAGTCCCGCTGCCTGTAGCTTGTCGGCCAACTTCAATTTTATTTGCACCGTCACTTGATAAAGTGTCATAGGTATATTCAAGCAATGAGCGTATTTCTTGCTGTGAATAGTAATCACCGTTCTCATGCACATATTGGCGGGTGTCAATTAGTGATTCAGCTTTGTTTACCCACGCTTCTTTCCCTGCTTTAGCGATCTTTTCTAAGTTGTGAGTTTGTGGCAATCCCCAATTGTCTAGCTTTCCAATGTCGCCACCGTTCCGGTTAAATCGGTCACGCATGGTTTCGAAAACATCGCCCATCTTGTCACTGATCTTTTTAGCTAATGCATCACCAGTGTTTTCACCAAAGCGCTCACGTACAATTTTTTGCACTAACTCTTGGTCTGTGAAGACACCCAAGCCGCCTTTAATATTGGTGTAGAAGTCAACTAACTCCCCACGATAGATTGAGGCAATACCACGTGCTTTAGAGTCGATTGACTGAATGCCAGACATGTCACCGTGAGCTGCAACCATACGGTCTATGACTTCCATTGATGACAATTTTCCATGGTCTAAAGCTGCAATGTTTTGCGATTGCTTAAGGATGTCTTGAGCAGCAATTTTATGCTTGCGCTTCAACTGTTCTTGAATATCGATAGCAACTTGCTTTGCTGCCTCAGTTAATTTTTCAGCATCGGAAAGGTTACGCCAGTTATTAATATCTTTGCGTGCAAGATTACGCATCGTTTCATTAATACGTGCTTCAATATCCGTTGCTTCTTGAGCTGTAAGGGATTGCTTGCCAAGTGCTTTAGCTACCGCTTGTTTGCATTGTTCTTTCATTTTTTATGCTGCTCCAAATTGTAAAGCACAGTTCAAGGCGGTTTGTGCTGCTAAAATATCTTGCTCAGATTGCTTTATTTCTGCTTCAAGTTCTGCGTGATAGTCACGTAATGTCATGGTGAATTCTTCTGGTTCACCCATCGAATTAATACGACTTACTGCAATTGGTTGATCAGGATTTGAGAAAATCACATCAAGCGCGGCTTGTTCTTCTGGTGTTTCGCCGAACAATGAGCCTTGTCGCGGGTCGCCCATGTTTTCAATGGCCTGAATCTCAGAGTTAATGGATTCACTAATCGCCTTTGCGCTCTTGCGGTTATTATCAAAGACCTCAAGAAATCTTCGTGCTCCATCGCTTAATCCATCATCAATAAGTTGGCCTTGATTTAAATAGTCACGAACCTGTAAGCCATTTGCTTTTAAGTCTGTAAGCTTTTGTGCAGCTTGCGCCAAGTCTTGAGAAATAGTGTTCTCAAAGCGTCCGCCTTGTTTCACTAAATCATTAAGCTGTGACAATTGAGGAGCCGCACGGAGTAAGGCGTTTAAAACGTTTTTACTGTCATCATCTAGGTTTTCAGATAAACGAGTTACAAGGTTAGAATCACCATAAGCACGCTGTACAATTGCAGATTCAATTCGGCGTTTACCTTCTTGAGATAAGCGACCATCACTTGTGATAACTGATCCGCGCTCAGACTGTGGCAATTGGTCTACAAAACTACGGACATAATCCATAGAACCATCAATATTGATTGAACCATCATTATTTATTTTTAGTAGTGTTGAGTCTGGTAGACGATCAACGTCACTCATAGCACGCTCAGTTGCGCTGAATTGCGCCACATCGCTTTCATTGGCTAAACGGGCGAAAGCTACACGGTCTACATCACTAAGGCGTGTCCGAACTAAAACAGGCTGATTTAAGCCTGATATATCCATGCCTCTACTATTCGCCCAATTCTGAACAAATTCACGGTATGCATCTGCTCGGCCATTATCATAAGCACGACCAATAGCTAATGTACGACCATTACCAGATTCAACAACATTATCGGGGCCAATGATTGGTGCACCGTCTGATAGCTTATAGGATTCACCAAGTAACTCAGGCTTTAAGTTATCGGCCATACGTTCAATTTGCTGGCGTGATGCTTCACGAGTTCGGTCACGTGGCTGTAGTTCACTTGGATAAAGCGGATTTACACCGTATAACTGGTCGTTAGATGCTACTAAATCAGTCCAATCTTTTACTTCATAAGCGAAATCATAGCTTGAACCATCCATACCATAAGCTGTGCTTGTTTCACCGCCATAGCGTGAGCTTAACTGGTTCCATTTGTTTCGCCATTTGTTAATAGCTTCGCCAACTGTCATGCCCGACATCCCGTTATTTTTAACGATTGCATCGGCATTTTTAGCATCGTACGAACGCACTACATCAATTAATGGGCGGCTAGGATCAGCTTTAAGAACTTTGACAGCTCCCCCTGGTCCAAGTAAGTGACCTAGATATTGCTCATGTGCAACCGGATCACGACCTAAATTTTTACGTATGTAATTATTGGCCTGCTTAATGTGCTTTAAGCCGATGCGAATTTGTTCATCAACACTGTTTTTATCTTTACCGCCTAAGTTTTTCCATGTGTCATCCAAGACCTGAAAAAGCCCATATGCAGAAGACAATCGCTTGCCATCTTTCCCGATTGGCGGTTGAGCTGTATGGTTAAATTTACCACCAGTTTCGATATGACTAATCGTCAATGCAACACTAGGGTCTATACCGTCCTGTTTTGCGCGTAGAGCAATCTGTTTTGCATTGGTAGGTAGTGAGCTAGTTGCATAATCAATCGTGTTTCTACGCGGCTCTCCTTGCACCGTGTTAGGCACACTAACTGGCTGGCCTTTTAAAATTTGTTCCGTAGCCACATCTAGGTTTTGATAGTGCTTGTTTTGCTGAACTGGATCTGTAGTTTTAACAGGCAAAGTTGTGTCTTCAAACTCAAAACTATTTCTAACCAGAGCATCAGTAATTTGGTCATTTCTAGTTTCAATGTCATCAGAATTAAGCTGGTTTATTTCAGCGTCAACGTCTTGGTCTAGTTTATTTTGTCTTGAACCTAAGTAACGTGCTCCACCAAACATTAATGAGTTAATAAGCAAATCGGTAGCTACTGATTCACCTGTAACTTCATATTGTTTAGCCTGCTTATCATAGCCATTAGATTTTAGAAGCTGCTCACTTGCATATTGCATACCAGTGTTTAAGCCAGTGGCACCACCAACTGACAATGCAGCATCGGCAACTAAACCACCTGAACCTTTAAAGCCATAACCAATAGGTAAAGCAGTACCAATCGCATCACCAACGGCATTTACACCAGCTACTTTCAAAGCCGTATTTTCATCTACGCCTTTACGTGTTAAATCAGTGTAAACATAGTTACCAGTTGAACCACCTGTTAAAGTGGCTGCACCTAATGTGCCACTTGTTGCCACACCCAGCGCACCACGCCAGAGATAATCGCCAACACCTACACCAATATTCCCGACAATGCCTGTATTGTCTTTGTCTTCTAGGTCAGCAATGGTCCCATAAACCAGATTGTCGCGGGCTTTTTCACGCTTAGCCTTAAACTCTTCATACGGTTCAATAAATTCGTTTGTTGAAACGTCTTTCAGACTATAACTAACACGGTCTACGACGGCATCAATCGGCGCCGAAATTGCATCACCAACTTTGTTAAGACCAATTGCCATACCACGGAAAGGTGAAGAGATAGCGCCATCGAAAATACCAACTTCCTTTTGAACAGTTGGCTTGCCAGTAATCCCTTTTCTTTGGAGTTCTTCTACTGACTTCTGCTCATCATCTGCAAATGTGTCATACCAAGTCATTTAGTTATCCCATCCATCGTAATTCGCCAGATAGTATTTTTAACTACCAACTGCTGCCCTCGCTCATTAATCAGGTCATATTGAACTGCACCAGTACTTGACGGCTTGCCTTGGCGTAAGCGGAACTCTTTTAAATTATTGATACTAATTCCAGTTTGCTTGGAGATAGTTTGATAGCCCTTTTCAAGTTGAGCCTCAAAGGCATCATCAGTAATTCCATAAGGTTTCGTTACTTTCCAATCTGAAACCTTGTCCCCTCTGTAGTTTCTGAATGACGTTGGCTGTGTGTATACCCCACCAGTAGCCATGCCTAGTGCGGTATTAAGAATTTTTTTATTAGGCGCTTCATCTTTTGAAGTATGACTAAATCCACGCTCGTTCATGGTATCCGCATATACTGCCTTAAACACTTCATAAGCATTATTAGCATTAGTACCAGTTAATGTCTGGCCCACATATTTGTTAAAAGCCTCTCTCATGTCATCTTCTTTTGGCATGATTAACTGTTTATTTTTTAAAAGTTGAGTACCAATAACAATAGAGTTTGCTAGTTCTCGACCTTCCGTTGATCTATAGCCATTAGCTTTGGCTACGCCTGCCATAACATAGTTTGAGTTACCTCCGCCTAACTGACCCAATGCAGCACCCCAAATTTTCACCCCATCCTTTACGCCTTTGGTTTGGGCAATCATAGCTCCAATAAAATTTAATTTTTGGTCTACAGTTGCATCCTCCCATGCTTGCTTTGCAGCTGGAAGCGCTTCATTAGGAATAGGTTTGATTGTTGCATTTGGGTCTTTATCACGCTGTGCTACTTGATAAGAACCAATGGTCACAATATTTTTAGCAAAATCATTAGGATTTGCCTTAAGCATTTGCGGGTTTATTTCGGGAAGTAAAACACCTTTTTCACGCAAAGCTTGGGTAGGATTTTCTTTAGCAGTTTTTAACTTGTTTTCGTAAATACTTTGATAGGTAGCTAGAATTTTATTTTCTGCTACTGGATCAGCCGATGAGCTATTTTTCATCTTTGCTTTACGGTTGTTAATTTCGGCTAGCTGCTGGTTTGTAGGCAAAGCTTGAAAGCGAATAAAGTCAGCAGATTGTTGTTTATAAAACTGATATTCCGCCTCTGATGGTGTGCCTTTTACCGCTTGCTCAACATCACTTTGATATTTCAGATCCAGCGGACGACCAGTCAAAGTGCTTTGGATAAATTCATTAACAACTTTCTCAGCCTCATTAATGCGCTTGTTCTCGTTGACTTGTTGACGTTGCTCAAGTGTAGTGATTTTACTTTGTATTTCAGTTTGAAATTTCTGTACTGTAGAACCATCGATAAATTTATAGTCCTTCAAGCCTGCTGCTGTAGCTCTTAGAGCTTCAATATTATTCCCTGCAATAGCTTCCGTGATTTGTGAGTTAATATCATTCACATCACGCACAGTTTCATACTTGATTGCCAGCTCACTTTTCTGAGCTTCAGACAAAGGTAGTCCCATTAAATTATCAGAAAGGTATTTCTTACCTTCTTCACGGCTCATACGTGTGGCCACATCAAAATAACGGTCAGCTAGCACCCCGCCTTTTTGTTCATCTGCACGTAATTGCAACCCCATGAAGGAGGAACGCTGGCGAACTACATTGCTATCCCAATATTTTTTTAATTCTTCTTGAGCGTGACCCGGTAAATTAGGTTGCAATTCCGCGAACTTTTGAGATGAAAATGTATTGAGTTCTTCATCTGCCTGTTTAGCATTGATTGTGCCATTGCCTAGGCGGTTTTTAATATCAACCACCTTGTCGTTAAAGTCGGTAGATAATGACTCATCTAGCTTTAATTGACCTTCCTTTGCCTCAAGCTGGTTGTTATAGAGCTCTAGGTTTTTGGCTGTTACTTCTTGCTGTCGTTGCTGCTCATCAATAAGACGGCCTTGTTGTGTAGCAACTTGGCCGAAATTACTTACAGCATCAGCAAGCATATTCAAGTTACTTTGAGGCAAGCGTGTTTCCTGAACTTCGGGAAGTGCGTTGCCAAAGTTTCCCATTGGGATACGCGCCATTATTTCCACCCCTTCTTAGCTGAAACGCCCGCAGATACTGTGTTTAATGCACCAGAAGCCAACGCGGTATTTGCATTTTTACCGTACTGATCTGCCTGCGCCATTAAGCGTTGCGATGCGTTATAACCAGTCTGTCGCGCAATCTCTGCGTCATATTGGCCTGCTTTTTCAATCTCATCATTAATCTTAAGCGCTGTACCTTCATTCACATCTAAACCGTTGGCTGCTGCTGCTGCACGTGCCATAGACTGTTGTTTGGTTTTCTGCTTAAGGATGCGTTCAGCTTCTAAACGACCTCTTGAAGCTTGCGCCGATGCGTCTGCTTCTGCTTGCTTCTCTGCTGTTTTAGATTGTGAATAAGCTGAATATCCCGCCAAAGTTGCACTTGCTACAGCAGCAGCGGCACCAACTGCTACCCAAGACATAATGCAATCTCCTTAGGCGTATGACCAATTGAAGCTAGGAATGCTTCAATCTCATGCTCTGGAACAATCACATCACGTTCAATGGCTTCCAAATCGGTTTCATTTGTTGGATGAATGGTTAGCCAAGAAGTATCTTGATGGAAGTAACCTATTCGCATTGTCCCAGCTTGAGACTTAATAACCTGTGGTGCTTCTAAATACTTCAAGCCATCTTCTGTGATGATAGTTAAGGCGCCTTTCATCAAAACGTTTAAGTGTTCTGTACGATGCATTTTGCTAATACAGAAAGAGCCTGCTTTTGCATCCATCTGACGTGAATAAACACCTGGTGCAAAATGATGTGTAATAGGGAAAACTGCTGGTTCAAGTTCACCAGATTCTAATTTTTGCTCTGTTTGTTGTTTTAAATCTCGCACCACATCAATGTAGAGCTTGTTATGTATGTCTCCTAGAACATAGGTTAAAAGCTCTTTATTGTCTGGCGATATAACCTCAGTCATGGGCTAACTCCATATCAAGTACAGTCCCGTATTCGCGCAAGCCAAAATGCTTGTACAAACGAATACACCCAAGAGATTCAACGCCCGTTGTAGTGCCACACTGGATACGGTCAGCTTTAAGAATTTTTGCCCAATTGATAAAGGCGCTTACTAACATGTAGGCAACCCTTGTTTTTCGAAAATCTGGCTTGACGTACATCACATAATCAAAAGCAATTTTCTGATTGTTAAACCAATCCTTGCCAATCCCGCCTGCAAAACCACCGCAAAGCAAACCGTTATGCTCTACTACAAAAATCACCCCCTCTTTGAGCAACTTTTTAAAATGGTTTTCTGCTGATTCTGGGCAATAATGCCGATTCTGGTAGTTTGGCGCCTCATCAATAAATGATTTACCAAACTCGACCAGTGTCGGAATATCGTTAAGTGTGGCAACACGAAGCTTCATGCTTATCGCTCATTAACTGAAATCTCTATAGCTAAAGCTTGCATGTGGAAAGGAAGGGGTTTGTTAAGTGATATTTTGATCTCTGTTTCGTACAGATCACCAAAGTCCCCCCCTTCGTAGATGTGCCGCCCTGTAAATAGGCTCTGTCCATCCATAGGCGTGTGATTGAAGTCAAATAGCTCTAGGACTTCTCCATTAAATAACGGCCCTAATGTTTTCATGAAGAAGAATGCAACACGCTGAATTTTGGCTTTGGCAAGAATCGTAGTTGCGGGATTTTGAGACAACTCAGGCGGGAATAGGTCCACTAAACCTTCAAATGCCATTCCTAGTTGGATCTGTCCTGTCTCAGTATCATTGAGGATTTTTAAATTATTCCCTTCCCTCTCATAAGGCACTGTGTAGCAATAACCATTTGTTGTTTTAAGCAAGTCAAACTTATTTAAATAAAGGGTATTAGCAACGCTTACTGTATTGCTGGTAATAGGTACGGAACGTTGTGAATCCATATTTGCTGCCTCATGGATTTCTTCTAGGCATGTGGTGCCATTCCGGTTAATCAACAAGAAGCATTGATCACTACCCAATTTTGTAGGCAACGAACAAAGTGAAATTGCCGTACCACCAAAATCATGTTGTGCCCAAGCTAGTACTTCTTGATCTCGGTTAAAGGTAATTGATGCGAGTTTTCCATCTCCAAGTTTGCACCAGACTAATGATTGCGGCTCTTGCTGGTATGTAATCTCGTCAATTCCACCGTGTTCTTCACCAATATGTGAAGCTAAAACACTAATCTCAGGTGATACAAGGCCGTCAACCTCATAACGATATGACAAAGCTCTTAAACGCTCGCCACCGCGCTGCACAAACAATAGTTCATTACCCACACGACAAGGACGAGTAAGCGGATATGCTCCATATGAAGTATGTTCATTGATCTCAACTGATGTCGGAGTAAGCGCCCCATCAGCACTAATCATGTATTCACCACCCGAGGTCAAACAAACAACGCCACGTGTCGCTTCAAGAAATAAGATTGAGTTAGATAAACCAGAAGCTGAAACTACACTAAAAGCGTCAGCGTCTTCTGTTGTCTCTAAGAAGTTGGCATTTCCAGCTACAGCACTAAACCAGATCTTATTAGGTGAAACTTTAGTATTAGCTAAAACAAGGCGCTGCTTGAAGAATGTCACACATCTTGGATAGCCATTTGTTGCATTAAAAGCAGGTGGCGTAATAGTCCATGAGCGCTCAATAGCTGGGGTGATAGATTCGAGCGCTTTAACAACTTCACCAAGAACTTCATTTGCACTATTGAACTTAGTGATCTTGATTATCCCTCCATTTACATCAATATAACTTCCAACATCAGCTGCAGTAAAAACATCTGAAACAGATGAAGTTACTTCCACCCAATATTCAGGATTGGATGAAGGGATTTTATTTGTACTATTTTTTAATGCTTGATAGTACTTCCCAGAATAGGTAACAACATCATTAGTCACATAGTCAGCAGTTTCACTCCATGCAGGAACTGGGGTACTTACAAAAGAAATTGTTGTGCCTAGCTCTTTTGCACTTGGCGTTCCCTTACGGTATGGACTTCTAGCACTCTCATCATCAAGTGGTGGATGAACGAACCCAAATAAAGCCATTTCCCAATTTGTATAGTCCTCAGAACATCTAAACCGATAAACAGGCACTTGGTTATGAGTCATAAACATGCTGTACCTGTACTGCACAAATTGAACTTCACTTACTTGTGCTGCTGTGTAAGGCGAGCTAAGTGTAGTAACAATTGCATATGTTCGTGGGTCATAGACTACAAGTTCATTGTTTTTAAAGATTAATAAATAAGTCTTATCTGAGTTCACAACAAAAGGTATTAATCGCAACGCCCCACTAAAAACAGTTTTAAAGTACGTGCCTGGTCTTGATTTAACACCGCCCTCAACTAATGGAATCACATTACGTAATTGTCTAGCACCATTGGCATACTGTTGAATATCGGTGCGTGTAGTTAGATAAGGTGACAACTCGCCTGCGCTAAAATTGTTTTTAATGATTGAAGTTTTCATGGGTAGCGCACCTCAATCAAACTTGCCTCGCCTTCTGCAAAGTCTTGTGCTGGTCGTTCCTGACCATTAATAGCCCTAGCCTGCTTAAGCAGATTCATTAATTTTTGATATGCGCTGTCTGATTCAGCTTGGCTACCCGTAATTGGTTTAGCGATTTTGGAGCATAGATATAACGCCATAGCCTCAGCGAGTAAGGAATCCCATGTTTCTTCGTTATCATTGTCATAGATGTACACCAATTGAATTGAATCTTGATTAGATAAGATGTGGCGGTTTTCAAACTCATAACATTGAGTATTTGGATCAAAGACACGCAAGAAATCCCGTGGCAAAGGGAATGCATTTTTATAGCCGAATGTTGGATGTGTTGTTGATGGGGCTAAAACCACGCGCTTTTTTGCACATGACCAAGGATGCATCCGTAATAAGGATTTACGTGTAGAGTCATACAGCACAGCACATCTACGTGCGTTCTCTGTATTTTCATCAAAACTTTGAATTGACTTAGCGCCACATAGGTTTAGCGCCTCATTGCAGATGCTTATATTTGTGGTAGTCATAAAGAAAAACCTCAACCATTTTAATTATGTTGGCTGAGGTTTTGAGTTGATTTGTTGGGTGTTAGAACTTACTTAAAATGTCCTGTAACTTTGCTTCGGCCAAAGAAGTAATTTCATTTGATACTGGAGCATTAAGCACTTTAAGCAAAAAATTCCCTTTTTCAATTAAGTCATAGTGGTTGGCGTATATGTTGTCATATGAACCTTGCACAGCTTGAGTCTCTTCTAATTTATTTTCATCTGACATGATAGTTTTCCTTTAGATAATTAAAAAGCACCCCACCGCCTGCCCACGGGTGGGGTGAAAGCACTTACACGATGAAATCGATCTGCACTACTTTTTGCTCGTTTGCACGGCCTGCACCATATGATGCAATACCACCAATTTGCTTAACGTTCTTCTTGTCTGGACGAGTAGCAATATCAAAGTTACTGATAGAGTTACGTCCGTAATGAATTGCGCCTTGGGCAAAAGCGAAAGTGGTTTGAGTCGTTACTGCTGGGCTACCTGCTGTTACTGATGTAATGTCTTCATATGGAAGCCATAAGAAACCAGCCCATTTTTTTGCAACATCACCATCTTGAATTGCCTGAATTGTTTCTTTATCCCACTTGGTTAATTCGTCATCGATTAAGATTTGCTCAAGAATTTCGGCGTTATAAATCATATATAACGGGAATTTATCAGCATGGTTTTGACGGAATAACTTTCGAGCACGAACAATTTTTGCCTTGTTCATTGGAGTTGCAGCAGCCGCAATTTTTTGATTTGCTGGCAAAGGTGTTGATGTATATGTTTCACCATCAATGTTTTTACGTTGAATTGATGCGCCTAATGCATTAAAAATTACACGGTCACGTTGACGCATTTCAGCAGCCAAACAAGCCTGCATGTATTCATTGGTTGGGTTTGCTGAAAGTTTTGGCTCATCACGCGGCTCAATAGGCACGAATAAATCGTAATCTGCCATTGTAGCTAGACGTGTACCAGATTCAGGCACAGACCATACAGTATCCCCAAAACGAGAGCCAGAAGGCCGCATTTCAACCATGCCCATATCATTAATCGTAAATGATGATCCTTGAATTGGGCCACGATCTTTTACAGCGACTTGCAGCACGGATTTATCTTGTTGGCACTTTACTTCGAAAGCATCATGAAACTGACGCTTAAAAGCTGCGGTGATCATAGCGCCATTGGTTGCCATATCTTGAGCCATAACTCAATTACTCCTTAGTATTCAACATATTGTTTTGCGTACCAACGGTTTACCTGTTCAGTAACACGCTTATGATCAGGGTGTGATGCATTACTGTACGCTTCACTTCGCATTAATTCTTGAACATCCTCTCCGCTACTTTGTTGAGTGTTTTGAGGCGGAACATCTTCACCAAGCTGCTTACCGAAATGAGCAAGTAGTTTGATGACAGTCGGGTTATTGCCAATTGTTGGGTTTTGGATTTCTTCACCGGAAAGGCCAGCCGCTTGAGCCGCTTTCATGGCTAATCCGATATTTGCCTGAGTCTCTGCACCCCACTCTTTTTGGAGTGTTTCTTTGCATGTCTCAGTTTGCATTTGCGACATTTGAGCCATAACTTCTGGAATGATCTGGTTGTACTTATTCAGCACAAAACCAAGCTGTTCGTTTGATAGTCCTGCTTCATGAGCTTCTTTCAGAAACTCTTTGTTTTCATCAATGGCTTTAAACTCGTCAAAGTTAAAGCCTTCAATTTCAACGCTGTAATCGTCCGGTGTTGCTACTGTCGCAGGCGTAGTAACTTGCTCATTTGCTGGTTGACCTTCACCACCTTGGCCTTCTTGACCACCAAGCAAAGTTGTATCTGTCGTCTCAGTAGCTTCAGTAGTGGTCATTGTTTCTTGGGCTTGTTCAGTTGTCATCAGTAGTTACCTCAGATTGATTTTGTTGATTCGTTGTTGCTTTGTTTGCTTGGATGATGATGTGATCGACTACAAACTTTTTACCCGCCTTAAAGCAGGTCTCACGGTCAGCGTCATGACCACCCCGCGTATAAGACACACCGCCAAACAGATTGACCAAATCGTCGAGGATGTCGCGGCCAATTGGGTTTGCTTCAAATAGCGTGTAATAATCCATTGGAGTTGGTTTACGCGGATAGCGTTGTCGAATGGCCTTATCTGCAACTAATGGCGCTTCCTCTTGCTTTTCCTTAAGCTGCTCAAGTGCTGCTAACTTCTTGCGAGTCTCAGCGTGATCACGGACTTCATCCCAGTGCTTTTGATTAGCTTTCTCTAGGGCATTTTGTTGAATGGCAATGATCACCACCAAAGCGACCATTGCAGCTATGAAAATTAAGTAAATCATTGCATTACCTCGCTAGCCATTCCTGTTATTAGGCTTGGGTCCTGTGTAACTGCGGCTTTTGCTCCATCAGCAATTACACCGCCCATTTGCTGGGCCATTTGTTGTTGCATGGCTTTTTGTTTCTCTTCTTCCATGGCTTTTTGACGTGCCGTACGAAGCTCATCTACTTCTTCATCTGTGCGTAAGATTGATTGAGGAACACCACGACCACGGGCCACTACATTTGCTGCTGCATCTAAATCGACAACATCCAGTACTGATTTATCCACTTGAGCGAATTGAGTAAGAGCCACAACGAATTGTTCAGTTGCAATGACTTCATCTAGACGCTGAGCACGTGCCAAAGGTGAAATAAACTTGAATGAAAGGTTTGCACCCCATAACTCACGTGGAGGTGGTGGAAGCACACCAGAGCGCAAAGCAAGACCAAAGCAACGATCTAGCAACGGCATTAAGAATTCAGATTGAAGACGGCCATATAACGGACCAAGTTGCTGACGAATGATTTCTACACGAGTATTAATCTCTGTAGCAGTCATTTGCTGTGTGCCAATCGGTGGCAACTGATCAGCCATTAGCTTTTTACGGATGCCGTTTTGAAGGTTGTTAAGCAGATACTCAGCGATTTGGAAATTAACGCCATCATCAAGGCGCTTCATTGAATCAACACTATTGGCAACAACAACTTTACGAGGACCAACCTTGATAGTATGAGGGTTCATTACACCATCATCTTCGGCAATCCACATGCCGCAAATTTGCATATCTGCTGCACGTAATGTTTGACGAACCAACTCGTTACATGTCTTAGCATCCGGTAATGCCACTGACATTTGACCGTTTCCATAAACTGAATTTGGCAAGCGTCTTAAGCGCGGAATAGAGCATGGAAACTCTTGATAGCCTGACTCTTTTAAGATGATTTGATGGTTCAGATCCACATGATATGAAGCGAAAGCCATATCAGTGTTTAGCTGTCCTGCTCCTTTAGTTTTGCGTGGTTGAATGACATGTAATAGCTTGAATCTGCGCTCTGGCTCTGTACGTGCTGCATTAACAACATCACTTGCACATTTGTCTTCCCCATAAGCATTGATCATTGCTTCTGCGGTCATCTCATGCTCACGGTAAATGATGTCTACAACACCATTTGGACGACTTGAACCAATCCAACAAGAACCGATAGGCCATGACTCAAATACATAACCTCCGCCCTCTTTGTGGTCGATGTCAGTGTAGAGAACGCCCCAGCCCGCAACAGTTACATCTGTAATAGTTTCAAAAGCTTCACTGTCAAAGTTTGCAGCATGGATATTGCGCCACATGAACTGACAAACAGTTTCTAACCAACGCTCACCATCTGTGAGCTGGGAAATGTCATCAACGCCATCGGGTGCAGCCTGAAACCAAATAGAGTTAGCAGGCGTTACACCTGACATGATCATTGACACAAGGAGCTGAATTGCTTCTGCCGCGGTTGAATCAACTAAATCTGCGCGCTCTTTTTCACGCTGTGATTTTGGATTGTCACCGATGAATGATTGTTGACGCTCTGGTGCTCCATACTTATAGCATTCGCCCCAGTGCGCCTCATGTATATTTCGGCTGAGCTTCATTTGCCCAAACCGAGCGCATAACTGCTTAGCCTGAATATCCATCAACCACCGCCTAATGTAGTTTTATTATTTGGAACAGTTGAGTTCATTGAGCTTGCCAAGACGCTGTCTTGCTTAGCCAAGTTACGCTGAGCCTTCTTTTTGTTAGTCTCTTGCGTAGCTTTCTCAGCAGCTAATTGCGCTTCTGCTTCTGGATCGCTTTGAACGACTTTAGGACTTCCGCACATGCTTAGTCCTCCGTCCAAACGTGGCCCTTGCCTTCAACAAGCTTGAATCGGCCTTTTGCTTTAGGCGTAGCAGGTGCATTTGGTGATTGAGACAAGATTGCATCTAGCTTTTGTTCAATACGCGCTTGGTTCTCTACAATTGCAGTTGCCCACTCAGGAATATCTGGTGGCGTTGGAACTTCGGGATCTTGAGGACCCGATAAGATTTCAGACAAAGCCGCCTCAGCCTGATCTTTGGTTGATGTATTTTGCTCTGGTTCAGGTGCTACAACCTTTTGTTCTTCTTGAATAGGTTCAGCAGTTACACCTGGTGTTTTAATTTCTCGTTTAGCAGCCATGAAAAAGCCCCATTCGTTGTGAATAGGGCTAGTGTTGTGTTTATTATGTTGGGGTTTGTTGGGTGATTGCGGCTAATTGCTTATGGTATTAGCTCCATAAAATAAGTGATTGGCGCAACAACCATTACGATTGCAACAAATAATAAAATTACTGGCTTTGCCTCATCCCACTTTGTCCACTTAATAGCAGTCGATGTAGTAATCTGTTTCGCCACTACAAGAATGAAAGCTAATATGTAAACAGAAATACCCATAATCATTAAGAAAGTATTCATTCCACCTTCCTCATCTCATCACAATAGATACACAAATACGCCTTATAAATCCAGCAGTACTGGTAATCGTGGTTGCAAGCCTCTTTGAATGTGGTCATTGGTCACCCCATCGCTTTCTTGATTTCATGGATACAGAACTTCAAAGCAAATACTCTCTGATCATTACCGCTCTTTAAGTTCTGCTCTTTTGCCAATTCAAGTTGATTAACAAGCTGACTAGCTGCATTTCTTAACTTGTCGTTTTCAATCTTGGAGTTATGTAATTCTTGAGCTAGGCGATCTACTTCTAAGATTGCTTGCTCTCTTGTTAGCTCTTGGTCAGCAAAGCAAGTTCCGCCTGCATGGCAATAACCGTCTGCGCCACAGTAAGGGCTTCCACCCTTACAGCGCATAACAGCATTAGCCCATGTAGCATCGTTTTTACTCAGCAAGTCATGCTCACATGGGATCTTGATTGCTTTCATCCTTCCCCCTTGAGCGCTTGCTCTAATCTTTTTCCCAAAATTCCTGCGCTGTCTGCAAACCCACGCCAATATTCAAATTTATTCTGATGATCTTGTTGATAGCACTTATTTAAATCTTCAATTAGTCCCTTTACTGCATCCACCCGCTTTTGCAGCTCGTCACCATAGTTACGTGAACTAGTAAGCTCTTCTTCAAAAGCCTTTACTCTTTGACGTTGTAGCGATAATTGGGTTTGCAGCTCCTCCACTTTCGCTTGCTGGTGCTGCCAAATAGCCCATAAATCAGAGGCCAGAAAGTCAATGTAATCATCTCCACGCATTTCTAAAGCAACATCAACACTATAAAAACTATCCGCATGATGATCTTTGAAATATGCTTCAAACTCTTCTCTACACTTATCCATTTTTGACCTCGCAATTCGGCGAAATGTGGTTTTCTGGTTTGTCTAGGGTTTCTAATTCCCTCGGATTCGATGGTTTATCAATACGGTGGCCTGCTGCTATTTCTTCTGGGGTGGCATACTCAATCTCTCCTTTAGTTGTATGAAGGCGCCAATTTTCCCCATTCTTTATGAAATTACACTTGATAAGATCCTTATCAATACTGCTTATTTGGTAGATAGACTCGGTTATTTTGTCTGTGCGTTTAACCCAATCCCCGACTTTAAACTCACTCATGGCTGGCTCCTTTTTTCAATTAGATTCGCCTTTAATTTGAAATTCAGTTGATAATCCCTTCCTATTAATCTGCATAAGATCCAGCTAAATACAAAAATTGGACACACAGCTAAAAGAGCCAATATCGTTAGGATTGTTGCCAGCCATAGCAAAAGCAGATGTACAATCGTTTTAATAATTTCAAGCATCCCCGCCTCCGTATATTGATTCGTGGTCGCGGATGGCTTGCAAATCCTCTTGCGAGTAGTCGCCATTGCAATATGTTTTGAATCCATACAAGCCACCGCACTTATCAATGCGATCCAAAGACTCCACCAGACGCTTGAGGTCTGAAAGCATCACATCCCTACTAAACCAAACCCCTCTTGTGTATTGGTTAATAACAACGTTGTATCCTTTGTACCCTTCTGGCGCACCCTCAACCACCTGTCTCGCCTTATCCACCCCAAACTCACGAATAAAATGTTCTGGTTTCATTGTTGTAATTCCTCATCTAACTGAGCAGCGAATACGTCTAACGTTTCAAGTAAATCAAGCTGCCCAATATCGTATTTATATGTTTGCCATTCGCCTTCACGTGGTACGCGCTGTAAGCCTGTTTGTTCTTGCCACAACATGATGAATTGCTCACCGTGTATGTACTCTGGAATGGATCCAGTAGACCAGGAAGAAACAGTGCTGCCGCCTGACACATCAAGGACGTATGCAATCTTTTCGTGTGACCATCCAAGGTTGCGTAAATCTAGAATCATGCGGTTGAAGTCTGGGCGTTTATAGCCTCGGCGTTGGCGCAAGAATTCTTTGGCTTTTTTCTTAGTTTCGAGAAAACGCGCGCGTGCGCGAGGGTCGTCTGTAAAAGCTGTACTATCAACACGCATATTCATCTCCTAGACCTCGCTAACCTTGAGCTTAATAAGCCCGCCTTTGATGACATTTCCACGCTTTACAAGAAGCTCATCGAACTGTTCATCGTCCACACATAGCCCGCATTTCACTAAGCTATCGATAGTCGCTTTTAGGTAGTTATCGATGTCTCGACATTGACGTGTAGGGAAATGAAAAGTCACTTCTAATTTGAGTCGTGCAGTTGATTTATGAGCAGGCACAACTTGACGAACCAATTCATGAAAATCACGGGCTTTATTGCTAAGAAATCTTCTTTTTCCAGAAGCTATCCAGTAGTGATTTACTGACGGTGGTGCAGTTTTAATTTCACAATCTAAAATTACTTTTAAGCCATCTTCGTAAAGCGCTCTTATTTCGCTTGTATCAGCTATTTTTGCCTTAAGTGGTACATACACATCACTTTGGATTAAACGTGGCTGTAATGTGCCTTTTTGTGCGTAATTTCGCTTGTTTTGAATTGCTTCTAGCTGTTGTTCAGTTATTCTCATGATTTAGCCCCTTACAACGTTCTTTTAATCTTGTTGCCCAACCACGTCTAAGCATTCTTTGATAAATTGCATTTGCTTTTTTAGTTTCATCTGTACGAATGCCCTGCACATATTCCTTTCTTAAGCGCAAGATTTCTGTATAAGGGATGCCATCAACTTTAGGATTGCCTAGTTCACTCTTAGGGCGAACTTCATCTAACAATCCATGACGTCTTAAATTCCCATAAACGTTTTTAGCTAACCGGGTCTCTTCGCTTCTGATACCAACTGAATAGATTTGGCAGTTCTTCATCATTTCTGTGTAAGACATGCCGCAACTTTTAAATTGTTCTAATGCATCTACTTTCTTCATGCTGCACCTCGTAATGCAAAAGGTACTGGCTTGCCTTCTGCTCTTAAGCTTTCGATGTACTGTTCTTTTTGATCAAATGGGTCAGCCCAATATTCTGAGTCTGGTTTTAGTTCCCATTCTTGAACTTCTTTAATTTCCTCAGCCATTTTGTTGACTGGTGCTTGGATCTTTAGTTTTTCGCGTAACTCAGCAATTGCTTTCTGTGCAATCGTTTTGTATCGCTCGTTATCAGCCTGCTGCTCTTCCTTAGTTTGCTTGTGTTCAAGTTGAAGCTGTGTTTCTTGAGTAGAGAGAAAACCTGCTACCTCAGCTTGTTTGATTGCAGTAATGCGCTGATCTGGATCTACACCTAAGCTCACGTTGTAGACAGGTTTTAATCCTTGGTCCTTTGCTTCTGTCACTAAGCGTTCGTAGATAGACACAAAGATTTTTTTAGCTTCTGCCAGTTGGAACTTGTCACCGGTTGCAACCAAGTCAGCACACTTCTCGAATGCTTTAGCTGCTTGCTCAGTCCACACCACTGTCATTTCACGACCAGTGCCATATTCGATTGAGTTTTTAGCTATTGCCCAAGCTTCATGTGAATCTAACCAGTCTGATGCTTTAGGTTCACACCATGATCTAAACTCTGGAATTGATGGGCAGAATGTTGATTTCATCATCTTGGTTACACCGCGTTTGAAATCTTCTGCTGTTAGTCCTTGAAAGCACTCAACCATTGATTCAGCGATATCTTTCGGATCTACACCTGCCCATTGATCAGTGAATTTCTTTCCATAAAACCCACGCATTTTAGTAATCAGACGTAAAGCGTCTTCAAAGGTGAACTCACGCATGACCCACCCCCTCAATCAGTAACGGCTTTTTTGGCGTGACATCCCAAATCTGATTTTGATTTAGGAACTCATCCCATTTCGCTTGTTCAGAAATGGTTTGTTGTTGTGAAGACTGATACCCATAGTTTGCGTTGAATCCACTTGTTTGCTGAGTAGATCCAATATCAGCATTCCAACGTTCTTGATTAATCCAAGTAGTGGCATGAGGAATAAACTTTCCACCTTCCTTGATCCAATCAAGTGACTGAATGTGTTTTTCAAGTGAAGTCATGATTAATTCAAAGCTGTGCTTTTTGAAATTAATCTTTTTGAATTTTTCCTTAGCTGCTTTTGGTCCAGATTTTTTATTTGGATATATTTCCCAAAATTCAGTGAACATTTCGTCAACTGTCTTCCCGATTTTCGGCTCTGGGGTAGAGGGAATCAGGTTAAGGGAATCAGCACGATCAGTTCCGTTTTGCTCGAGATTATTCTCGATATTCGCCCACTCATTGTTTTTTAAGGGTTTTTTCTCTTCTTCAACATCGGCTTCATCAATATCTGGAATTTCACTTCCACCTTCCCTTTCATTCTTATGTGGGTTCTGATGTTTGGTAAAATTAATAGCTTTGATGTACTTCCGTCCACGTACCGAATAAATCGAGATAAATCCAGATTTTTCTAGATCATTCACGAGTTGCTCTATATCACAGTTGTCATACGGCAATATTTGGACTTTTAAACGCTTCGGTTTGTATTCAAAACATCCCTTATAGTCGGCGATAGTCCACATGCCTATAAAAAGCAATCTGGCCAGTGGATTAATTTCACCAAGATCATCATTCGTAAAAAATGATGGTTTGATGTTTCTAGCTCTAGCCATGACTCACCTCTTTTGTTAATATCTTCATGCGATTTCATCTCATTGCTTTGCAGTGGAATGGCAAATAAGGCTCAATTGGTTGCGACAATTGGGCTTTTTTTGTGCCTGTGATTTATGCGGATTTGGCGCAAGCTCAAGCTCGAATGGCTCAGGCGTATTCTTTGTATCTTCGGTAACTGTGGTCAGATCGATAGGCATTTGTAGACAATTAAGCATCTCCTCAACCTCGAAGATTATGTCCATGGCAGCTATACGCATTAGCTCTGATGAGCCGTTTAACTTTCTAGAACGCGCAATACGCTCTAATTTGATTTTCATTTCATCCGTGCATTTAAACGTGATGCTTGCAGTTAGTTTTTCTGACATGTGGCACCTCAAGACGCTGCTAAAGCTTGTCTGTCTGCCTTTAACTTTCCTTTTGTTAAAACTTCAAAAGTTGCCTGAGTTCTTGGTGGTATTCCTTTTCGCCAATAGCTAATCACAGAGCGATCTTTCCCTAGCTTTCTTGCCAAGGCAGCATCACTTTCAGCTTTGAAGTGTGTTCTTAGATCATCGACAGTCATGTTTAGTTTCCAAAACTTAATGTTTAGTTAATTGAACTACAAGTTTAGGAAGTTGTCAAATAAAGAGTTTAGTATTTTAAACAAATCAAGGGTTTTATTATTATGCAAAGTACATCAGATCGAATTGCTCAACGCATGAATGAACTAGGTCTGCAACATAAAGATTTGGTTGCTGCCACTGGGGCTAGTAAAGGTACAGTTACAAACTGGATAAGCGGAGTAAACTCCCCAACAGGCGAAAGACTAATTAAATTAGCGCAAGCACTTAAAACTACCTCTAGCTGGCTTTTAACTGGAAACTCAAAACCTGAATTTACGCAAATCGAGCCTTGGGATAGCAACACCCCACTTGATGATGATGAGATTGAAATACCTTTCTTTAAAGATTTCTCTTTTGCTTGTGGTGGTGGGTCTATTGGCGAGGCTATCGCCAACGAGACACGCAAATTACGAATGTCTAAGGCAACACTGCGAAACCTATCCATCACGAAAGAGAATGCTGTAGCAGCAACAGCAAGCGGGGATTCAATGAGTCCAACTATTAAGGATGGCGATACGATTCATGTGGATCTAGGCAGAAAGAACATTAAAGACGGAAAGATTTTCGCTATTTGTCTTGGCGGATTGTTCTACTGCAAACGACTATACAATTTACCTTTGGGCGGTGTGCGAATTGTTTCTGATAACTCTGTAGAGTTTCCAGAAATGCATTTAAGTGCTCAAGAGATAGTTGATCAACAGTTGGAAATTATTGGATGGGTTTGGCAAATATCTAGCTTAGAAAGTTGGTAATTACATGAAAATAATCAATGCTCTGATCGCATATTTCTTATATTTTGTTTCACCAAAAACTTTAATGCGAGGATCATTTACTGGAACTCTATTGCATTTCAATATCAGACTTCCGAATAAAGCTTCAGAAGAAATAGTAGACTACCTATATGATATTTATCATAAAAATAAAAAAATTGATAAAATTATGAATAGGGGTGGAATGAATGCAAATATGGAGAGGATGCTAGATTTAATTCAGTATGAGGCGTTTTTTATAAAAGATTATTTCAGCAATCAATACACACTCACATCTGGGCATGAAAAGGTAGTTAGTATTTTAGAGAAATATCAAATTTCCCAAGATGATAAAAGAAAGGCTGTAAATTCCAAAATTTTATATTTTAAAGACAATGAGGGGGCTTTTGAGGTTGCTGGAACTATACATTCCCCTGTTCTTTCAGAAAATAGCATGTGTGTTGGAATAGTTCGTTATATAGATCCTCGGAACCACGGAGTCCTTATAGATCTAGCTGGAGCCGATGAGCCTCTACATGTTATGGGTTTTAATGACAAGCATGTTGACTTGATTACTACTGGTGACTTAGTTTACTGGGGGTTTGTAGATCACTCTGATATGAATAGTCTAAATATCAAAGCCGTTGGACATGTATTAGCAATACTCAAACCTGAGTTTGATCCTCATACAAAGAAATGGGGTGTTAAAAAAGATCTTACCAAATAAAAATATCCCTCCAACCCACCCCAACGGTGGGTTTTCTTTTGCCTTTTAAATAACAATTAAATCTAGATCTTAAAAAAAGTTCATTTTACTAAACAAAATGGTTGACTCCATTTGTTTAGTTTACTAAACTAAATCTCGTACCCAATAAAAAGCCCGCAGGGACTGGAAATCTAGCGGGCTTGCAAATATGCGAGATAAGTATGAATCAAAGAATTGAAAAGTACAAGTTTAGCCAAGCCTTTAGGGATGGCTCGAAAGCATTCGTAGCTTTCTGGATTATCACCTTCATTGTATTTGCATTCTTACGAGGCTGTGCCGACGAGCAATACGCCAATGAACTCAAAGCAAAACAGAACATGTATGTGCGTGTGCAAGTGGAAGGAGCTAACTAATGAACTCAAAAGCATTATGCCTACAGGCAAAACCGAACCTTTATTGCAAATCTATTGGCGGTGGAATGTTCCAGTTCTACCAAATCTTTGAAGGGCAGTACTTCTTCGCTAACTCAGCTAAGACTGAAAAAGCGGCATGGGATTTAGCTCTTAAGAAATTGGAAGAAGACAAGGAGCCCTCTCATGGATAACTACAAAATCAAAGTTAAAGATGAAGCTAGTGCAGATGTGGCAAGGGATCTATTTAAAGAGCTTGGGTACCAACCTGATAACTCTTCATATGAACCATATGTGGAATGGATTGCAGTTTTTGAAGATGGTAGCGGAAGTTTCTACAGCCACAATATGAATTTGGGTGAGTGCGTAGAAATTACTATAGCTCAGCTTCGAGACCTTGTTGTGGTGAAGCGTAATGATGTGAAGGATGCGACTCATCGCGACAAGCAGCAAAATTCTATTTATTTAACTAGCGACAAAGTTATTTATTACTGGCAGGGTGAATGGTGTAAATCAGCTATTAATAAATCAAATGACTATGAAAACTATATTGCGAATAGCCTGACGCCTATTACTCAACCCCAAGACCCAGCCTTGATTAGCGGTGACGTTGCTTTAGCAAATGTTCACAAGTGCATTGTTCAGTACTTACATGATGATGAGCCATATGGTCGTTGGACAACAATTACTGACCACCTTTGGTCACAATACCACTTGGGCATGTTCTTAGATCCAGACACAAAGTTCAAGTTTAGATTTAAACCCCAAACCATCAAGGTTGAACTTGAGCTACCGAAGCCTTTTGAGCCAGAAGAAGATTGTCACGTTTACATCTTAGATGACGGAAAAACAGATGGCTATCGTCGTTATTCCTACGAAGTTCATGGTGATAAAGGAAATACATTTATTGGTATTTGGCGCACCGAAGAAGAAATCAAGCAAGTCGTAGAGCAACTCAGAAAGATACGAGGTACTAACTCATGAATATGTTAGTTAACAAGCCTGAGTTGCTATGCCCTTCTTTTTCTTACTTGGACCTATCTACAGACATCCAAGTTGAAGGTGAAACGGTTTATTTCGATCTAACTTACGGCTGCAATGTTCTTAACTGCCAGATCAAAGCTGAAACGACATATGACACTCGTGAAGTAACTGATCAGTTTAGTGGCTGTGCTCGTGACCAAGATTATGAAGTGCTTGTAGTAGATACAAAAACTCATGCTGTAGTGACTGATAAAGACGGCATTGAGTCACCTATAGGTTTACGTTTCAAGCTTACAGACGCACAAGTAAACAGCTTAAACGAGCAGCTTAAATATTACGCCGAAGATTTGGCGGATGAAGAAGCGGGAGTGGAGTGATGGAAGTTAAAAGCGTACATGCACACCACATTCCAGCAAACAACGGTGTAGATCCAATTGACGTATTCGTTGTGTGGTATGGCGAACAAGCATTTCAAGTAACTATCCGTTGTTGGGATTGTGCTTGGACTGCTTATCGCGGCAGTTGCGGATTCAAGACAATTGAAGAGTACTTCTTGGAGCAATGGTACAGCCAAGAATGTCATGAACATGTGGTTCAACTCTTCACTACCACATCAAGACATACAACCCAAAGAGAAGAAAAGTGGTTGTTTAAAGTTGTGAGAAGTATGTGCCAACACTTCAAAAAGTTAGCAGAAAAGAATTAGGAGAAGATTATGAATGCGCCAGTACAACACTCAGGACAGAACCCTTTTGCAGTAGCTGCTCCTACTACTCAAGCAATGTCTACAGTTCAATCTGATAGTCAACGTGCAATTGCAGAGGTTCAAGCTGCTTTAGTTATTGCTAAGCAGTTCCCACGTAACCCAATTGAAGCTTATGACCGGATTATGAACGCTTGCCAGCGTCCCGGTTTAGCTCAATCGGCTGTTTATTCTTATGCTCGTGGTGGTACTTCAGTTACTGGTCCATCAATTCGACTTGCGGAAATGCTTGCTCAGAATTGGGGAAATATTCAGTACGGTATCCGCGAATTATCTTCTGAAAATGGCGAATCAACGGTTGAAGCATTTGCTTGGGATGTGGAGACAAACACCCGTCAAACAAAGGTTTTTCAGGTTCCACATATTCGTTATACACGCAATGGATCTAAAAAATTAACAGATCCACGCGATATTTATGAATTGGTTGCAAATAATGGCGCTCGTCGTCTACGTGCATGCATCTTAGGTGTAATACCGGGTGATGTGATTGATGATGCTGTTAATCAGTGCGAAAAGACAATCCATGCAAGTGCTGATACTTCACCAGAAGCTGTGCAAAAACTTGTTGTAGCCTTTGAGCAATTCAATGTCACGAAGAAAGACATTGAAGACTACATTCAGCGTCGTCTTGATGCTATCACGGCAGCCAATATCGTTGCGCTTCGCAAGATTTTCACTAGCTTACGTGATGGAATGAGCTCACCTAAAGACTGGTTTAAAAATGTCACCGTGAAGGAAGTTGGAGAAGTTCAGGAAGTTAAACCAACTGTACCAGACAACGAGTTCCCGGTTCTCTTAGAGCAGATCAAAGCTGATGCAGTTACTAAAGAGTATGTATTAGAAGGCTATGCACTTACTAATGCACAAATAGCCGAGGTAAATGCACTATGAAGCTATTCCGATGCTCAAGCCTACATAAGCTTGTAGGCGACTCTAAAACTAAAGGCTCAGTTCTTAGCGATACAGCTAAGACTGAGATCAGAACAATCGTTAAGGAGGACTTGACCACGTTCAAGTCTTTCAAAGGCAACCAGTACACGGCTAAAGGTAATGCGCTTGAAGAAATTGCAATTAGCCTGTCTGGCAAGGTTCGTTTTCGTCAGTACTTAAAACATCAAGGTCGTTGGGAAAATGAATTAATTACTGGTGAGTGTGATGTTCTCGATTTAAACAATAAATTGATCCTCGACACTAAATGCACTTGGGATATTGGGACTCATCCATTCTTTCAAGATGAAGCAGAAGAAAAGGCAAAGAAAGCTGGTTATGACTGGCAGATGCAAGGCTACATGTGGCTTTACGACTGTGAACAAGCAATGGTTGATTTCTGGCTACTCCCTTGCCCTATCGAGCTTACAAATGATTGGGATGATAGAGAGCAGCTAATTGATTTAGTCGAGCGTATTGACTTAAGAGAACGCTTAACAACTGTCACCTACAAACGTGACGAAGCAATGATCCAGAAGATCAAAGACAAAATTCCACACGCTCAAGAGTACTACGCAAAGCTATATCAAGAGCGCATTAAGGCTAAGGTGGCAGCATGACAGATCAAGAATACAGAGGGAATATGAACTACCCTTTTCAAGATCACATCGTCTTGAATGTTGAAGAAAACGTAGTGCCCTTCCCAAGAACAAATCTGCGTAAGTGTCAGCATGCCCAAGTTGAAATTGACACAAAAGCTTTGGAACTTACATGCATGAAGTGCGGAGCAAAAGTAAATCCTGTGATGTGGATCAAAGACACTATGAAATATTGGTCCCGACAACAAACAAAGATTACAGAGCAGAAAAAGCAGATTAGTGAAGACCTTGAGGAGCTAAAGAAAAGAGCCCGAACCAAGTGTCAGCACTGCAACAAGATGACTGCTATTAACTTAAAGAATTTAAAATTTACAGTAATTGGGTGATGACATGACAGATTTGAATAAGTTAAGAAGCGAGTTTGAGGCTGTAACCGAGACATATCACTGCATTTATAACGCAGACTTAGACTACTACTTTAGTGGTTCAAAATTTGTTTCAGATAAAGCTGAAATTGAAGTAAATGCAGGTTGGAAGGCATGGAAGAAAGCCAAAGCTCAGGCGGTGCCAAATGAAATCATCAATAAAATTCAATCTTGGGTAGCGGTTGAATCATTCGCTGCAGAAGATGCTCATCCAGATTTGCCAATCATTGATGCTAATGAATTGGCTGAATTTATCGAGCAATTAGTTAAAAGCGAATCGGGAGCTGAGGGATGAGTGAAGAATACCTAAAAGAGAGACTTTACTGGGCTTTGCGTTCGAGCAAGACAAAGAAAAAACAACTCAATTGGCACCATGCCATGTATATGGCTTGTACAGGTGCCTCACATGGATATCAGCTTTGTGTTGATCTTGGGGTAGATCCAGAAGGTACAGATTTTGTTAAAGCGGAAAGTAAGGAGGGGTAATGGAAATTGATCGTCGTGTACGTGCTAAAGAGTTTATGTACCTTCTATCGATCCAGAAGGATAAATTCTATGAGTGGGTTAATTCTGGAAAAATCAAACAACCCATTCGCGTAAGTGAAAAAGATGTATTTTGGTACTCTTCATACGTTAAGCAGAAAGTTGAAGAGTATAAGCAAGAATCTGATATAGTAGCCCACATCTAG